GGCTCCTGCTGCCATGGGTACTGCGCTATCTATTACACAACCTATCGCCGCATCAATTTCAGCCCTTACTGCCAGTGCCGCGCTAGCGTCATACGACGGCGGCGGCTTTACCGGCGCAGGTGCTCGTGTCGGTGGTATGGATGGAAAGGGTGGTAAGTTAGCCATGCTTCACCCGCGCGAAAAGGTTATCGACTTAACACGCGGGCAAGGTGAGGGAACCAGTATTAATGCGCCGATTACTATAAACGGTGGCAACTTATCGCCCGAAGAAATGTTGGCGAAAGTAAATAAACTGCCCAAAGCCTTTTTGAGAAAAATTCAATCCGAACTTTCAAGGCCGCGTTAATGTTTCCTACTAATGATTTCGAATCAATTCAGGCCGAGTTGATAAGTCACACTATTATTCCAAAAGCTAGGTTAAGACGTTACCGCTCTAAAAGCGGTAAAGAGCCTTACTACCAGTTTAGCCTTCAATCGCAAATAAAGCCTTATCGAGAGTTCTCACGCATCGATGCGATGCTTGATAGCTACCAAGGCGAATTTGAAGTTTTCGCACTACCTAATCCAATGATTTCACATAAAGCCCAAACAGGGCTTTATTTGTATCAGGCCGCGAATAAAGGTGCGGACACCATTGTTCTTGGTGGTGTTCCCTCAAGCGAAATTGATGCAGTAATTGCTGGTGATTTCTTGCAAATCAACGGTAGCAAAAAAGCCTATCGCGTACTTAGCGATGCGAACGCTGATGCAGCGGGGCGGGTTACGGTCAAATTAACCCAACCTCTCATTCAAAATTACATTTCACCATCAACCATTAAATACGGTGATGCCGTCGAATTCCAGGTCTCAATGACTGATCGCGATAGCGATGCAACAACAGCAGATAAAGCACGCTGGGGTTCTCACTATGTAGAGCTAATCGAACAAATATGAAGCAACTAGATTCAATAACCCTGCAACGGTTGAAAGAAAACTACCGCGCGGGGAGGAAAACTATTTATCTGGTGAAAATGCAAATCAACGGTGAATGGGCCTATATCACTGATGCAGATACCGAGATTGATTTTGCTGGCGCTACCTATTACCCCGGCTACATCGATGATGAAAGTATTGATGATATTGAATCAACTTCTGAGCCAAAGACAAACGATATAGGTGTTGAAATTGATGCGAACGAGAACAGCTTTGTTCCGCTTTTCTTGAACGAAGGCTGGATGAATGGTTCAGCAACTATCTATGAACAACACTATGACCACTTAGGCCTTATTTTAACGAACAACATCTTCGAAGGCTTGCTGGATTCAAGAGAGCTTGACCCCGAAGAAAGAAAAATACTCGCTAACGTTTCATCAGTTTGGGCTGACTTCGATAAAGAAGCCGGCACAAGAACCAACACAAAGAGCCAGCAGCGCAACTATCCAACTGATACCGCATTCGACCATGTAGCAAAAGCTAAGCGCAAAATTTACTGGGGCCGCAAAGCGCCTTCATCTGCTTCATACGGTTACGACACAACAAGAACGCGTTCAAAATTTCCTGATCCGGAGTTGCCATAAATGGGCTTTTTAGACGATGCAGTTTCGTTTCTTGGTGGAGCGATATTCGGCTGGCTGATGCCGGACCCACCAAAACAATTGGCACCAGGCGCTGAACTAACTAGCGCTGAAACTGATGCAAGTATTGCGAAAATATACGGGAAAGTACAAAAGAAAGCTGGGCATATCGTATTTAAAGAAACGAACGATAACGACAATGATGATTACCCAAATGACTTGCTCCATATTATCGTGGTATGGAGTGAAGCGGTAGAAAGCATTGATGAAGTTTACATCGATGATATACCCAATTCTTCAAATGATGATGCTTTCTTTGCGGGTGATAAGCGTGCGGTATACGTTAGAAATTTCACCAACGGGATGGGGAACTACTATGATCCTTTATTAGCAAAGGCTGGGTGGCGAGATGCCGATAAGTTAGAGGGTAAAGCATGTTCATACATTAGGCTTGAATATCACGATGATGAAACAGCTATAACTTCAGAGCCAAATCTTACTGCAGATTTAACCGGCACTACGTTCACTAACCCCGCAACTGCTTTATTGGATTATTTAACTAACCCTATTTATGGAAAAGGGTTACCGTCCTCTTATATAAACTACAATTCTTTTGCCTATGCTGAAGCACTTTGTAATTCCGATGTTGAAGAACAAAAAGAAAGTGGCGAATTTCGTGATTTGTTCAGCTGCAACATAGCGCTTGATACAGGTTCGACCGTCCTTGAAAACGTTAATACGCTACTTAAGCCAATGCGCGGCTGGTTGCCTATTATCAACGGGCAGCTAAAGCTTTTAATTGAAGAAGACAGCACGCCAGTAGATTTACCTATTCTTGAAGAAGATATTCTACAGATGGGTAAAATCACAGAAGGTAACAAGAACAACCGATTTAACAGGGTGAGCGTCACTTACTACGATCCCGCCGCCGATGGCAGCAAACAAGAAGCGGTTTACCCTGAACCTGATAGTGATATTTTCGATCAGTTACTGGCAGAAGATAATGGCTTCATACGTGAAGAAAGTGTTGATTTAAAAACCTGTCGAAATTACTACGAAGCATTAGAATTTGCTAAAACCTATCTTGAAGTATCGCGCCAACAATTAAGAACTAAGATCACTCTGCCCAAGTGGGCCACTATTTATGATGTAGGTGACATTGTTCCTGTTACTTACCTGAGCGGTCTACCGTTTTGGGATGGTAAATTATTCAGAATAGAGTCGAAGGAAGAAAACCGCGAAGAAGTTACGCTTAGCGTTCGTGAACACCAACCTTATATTTACGACTTCTTTGGCGAAGGCAACAAGCCAGAACTGCCAGATACCGCCTACACAAGTAAAGAGCCTGATGCGCCAACCGATCTTAATATCGAACACATTTACAGTAACTTTGTGCAGGTGCGTGTTCGCTGGGTATCAGAATCCCAGCGCTTTGATTATCGAGTGTTGAAAGGCGATGTGATTGTTCAAACAGAGCGTGTTGCTACGCATGAAGTTGAGCTTACTGGCTTTGATTTAGGTGAGTATCGCTTTCAGGTTCGCGCGTTAAGCGGCTTAGGTAAGCGTTCGGGCTGGGCTGAAATCCCTCTTGTTATGCAAGAACCAAGCATTCCGACTAACATTGAAGTGATTGCTGATGATTTAGATCTTGAAGTTATCCCTTATCTTGCTGGTTCTGATTCATCCACTGCGTTTTTATTCTCGATTAGCTATGACGTAACAGACGAAGAACCACCCCTTCCTCACCGTGGACCAGCGCATACTTACACGTTTACCGGGTTAGCACCGAATACAGAATACAAAATATGGGTGTGTTCACATAACCCGCTTGGCGATTCTGAATGGACGAGTGTACTTGCTACTACTACAAGCACATCAGCCAGATGGGAAGACATTGTTAAGTCTGTTCAGCTGCCAGGTTTACCCGCTAATTTGGGTGATACCATCAGCGGCGTAGTGGATGATATTTCAAACTGGTCAAAGCAAACGGGTGATTTGGCCGAAGAATACGAAACACTGGTTTACAACGTAACCCAAGTTGAGCAGGCCAATCAAGTTAACTCACTAGAAATTATTGGCGTTAAACAAAAAGTAGGTGAGCAGACGGTTCAAGCGCAAATATCTGAGTTTAAAAACGCGCAAATAGGTTATGAAGATGATAACGGTGACTGGGTTCCAGGTGCCGCGTTTGCCCAAGCATTTGAAGAAGTAAAAATAAATAATCTTGAAGGGCAAGAAGTCAGTGTTTTCTCTTATTTCCAAGCGCTAGAAACTGCGCTAGGCGAAGTGCAAGGGGAAATACAGTTTGCTATTGATGCTAACGGGCGAATGACAGGCGTATTTATTCGCGGTAGCCAAGACGTATCTGAAATCATATTCCTTGCAACAAATACCTACTGGGTAGACTCAGAAGGGTATGTTGTTTTAGGCGTTAACTCAGCCACCAATGAATTAGAGTTTTTCGGTTCTGGTCGGTTCTGGGGCAAGCTGGTTTCACCTGAGTTTCAAATGATTGGCGCCAACTTCATGAAAGTTGAGTTGGCTGATGGGTTTGGGCCAGATAGCCTTTGGTATTGGTACGGCCCAAAGATACTCGATAACGATGGAGAACCAAAACTATCAGACCTAACAAAGCTTAACGCTATAGAGTGGAAAGACACTACTGGAAATGCTTATTTTGGCGGCTCTTTATCAGCTGGTGTATTCAAGAATGCCGCGCGCAGCACTACACTAAACTTGAACCCAGAGGTTGAAGTAGGGCCGTTTAGTACCTTTGGCGGATCTAAGGTTATCGTTTACTCAATCATCTGGGCGGGTAACTCTACTGAGGATGGACAATGTAGCAACGTCCAGTTCGATGCGGATTGCACAATCACAATACAGCGAAAAATAGGCGGCGGTGCATGGACTACACTTCAAACATCACACGCCGTTGCGGAAGTCACGCGAAATTACTTCAGTGAGTTCGATCATTGTGTTACTTCAGAGAGAATGAATGCATCGTTCACTATTACCGACTCAAATCCCAGCCAAGAGAACTTCAGCTATCGAGCCGTAGTTTCAAACCAGCAACGTTGGCACCTGCAGCAGTTCATTAACATGCAGCAGTTGTCGCTGATAATTACCGAAGAATAATAATGAGCAAATTTATTTTTAGTCTGAACGATATAAGCGTTTCAGATGCTAGCCAAGTCGTGTCTGTAAATAACTCAGACTCATTCTTTGGTTTGATAAAAGGTAGCCAGTTATTTATAGCGGGTAAGCTACCCGCAACCATTGAAGATCACGACACTACCGCAAGAACTATCACGCTGCGTGAAAACTGGTCGCAGGGAGACTTAAGCAATGTTGCTGCTACTGTAGTTCCGATTGGTGCAGTTTCAACATTACTACAAGCACTAGAGAATAACCGCGCAGCGTATCAGGCATTTTTAGAAAACGCTGGCGGCGGTGGCTCTGGTAATGGCGGTGAAATTAGTTGGTCTGTAATTATTGACCCACCACCAACAGCTACACAGTGGCCCACTTGGGTGCAAGTACAGGGTGATATAAATGAAGTGCTCCCCGAGACAGCAAAGCGTTTCCCTAATTTCCCTGAAATTGGCGGCAAGGTGTCTGTCGAGCAGCTGCCCGATGATATCGACACAGATAACAAAAGAACGCAGGCGCTGAGCCCACCGTTAAAACGCGAACCGAGTATTAGTCAAATACTGACTGATTACCCTACTTTAAAAAGCACCGAAGTACGCCCAACTGAATCACCTAACAATAAACGTATGATTCGGTTTGATGACGTGCGTGGGGAAGTTCATATAGCGTTAACCGATAGATGGTTCACCATACCTACGACTATTGCTAGTCGTTCGTTCCCAATTTTTTATCGTGGTTTGATACTGCGCTTTAATAATAACAGTTCGTACACCGGCAATATCAAAATGCGTGTCTACCCGATGGGAACTGGCGGTTTAGGCTTGCCCAACAACCCAACATTAGCCAATCACCAATGGCATGAGTACGAAACAAGCGTAACGAACCTTTATAAGATTGGTGAGTTCAACAGCGAGTACTTTGAAGGAATTATTGAGTACATAGCTTTAGATAATGGGTGGCATCAGTTCGATGTAAACCAGTCTGACGTAGGTTCGCTCAATGCTAAGTTTGACACGGCATTCGGGACACTACGCTCACCTTTTAGAACCTTTTACCAAAAGGCCGATGGTTATTGGTACAGCGAAGATATGTTTCCCGAAAACTTACACAGTATTGGTGCTAGTTGGGCGCAAGATGCTAACAACCCTCGTGTGTTTACGGTAACCGAAGCAACAGGCAGTACAGACGCACTTCGTTTCTTTGGCGATAGTTACGATGATTTTCAGTTTGAAATGGTGTTAGACGTTTCTTATGTCGCAGGAACACTGGCGTTAACGGTATCAAATGTAGATCCCAATAAAGTTTATTACCAAGGGCCTGCACGATTCATTACTGATGAACGAATCTATTTCAAACGAGCAGGTTCTTCTACTACCGCAGCGCTTACCGTTGAGTCAATAAAAATGAGAATCCCACATTATGAATAGACTATTTGATGTAAACCTACTCGATGATGCTGGCTGGACTGACGGTGAAGAGTGGGCTGATTGCAACCCCGCGCAAGACTTGGAGCGTGTTTATAAGCGTGTTTATACCGGTAGCGAAGAAGATGATCCCGATTACCGCGTAAACCCAGGGGATAATTTTTACATCGGCTCACACCCCAGCAAAGTAAGAGATTGGACTCCAAGAACATTACCTTGGAATTTGAATTTAACGAAGGGACAAAACGGTAACCCACTTTCGTTCTACTTTGGTTTGCAAGTTGGTGAGCGTGAGATAGACACGAACCTAGAAAACCATAGCCCATGGATGCAGAACGTATCGGGTGACTTTATTATCCTTGGGGCTGGATATCATCGTTTCTTCGGCTTAAAAGTTAAAGACTCCGACCCTGTTATAAAACTTAATTCTGACAATAGAGGTAGTGAGGTTCATGGCGCAGTCTTGAGCAATGCTGGCCTTATCGACACGCAAGGTCACGCTATGTTCGACTGGATTTTACGTAAACTCACGTTTATCAATACGATATTTAAAGCGCTTGATATCCCCCTAGGTTCAAGCAACGTATCGACACAAGACTTTGATGTTACCGGTACAGGTGATTGCGGTATCGTAATCCGTTCGGGCCACTCGGATATGGAAGTCATTGGGGGGACGATAGTTAATGAAAATCACTTGTTTAGTGAAAACTTCACGCTTTTGCATGGGCTAGAGATTGAAGCTGGTAGCGAAGCCGTAGTTCGCTATGTGTCTACGAGTGGTTTTAGCGGTAACGGTTTTAAGTTTGGGTGCGAAGTAAACGTTAAAGGTCTTAACTCAGACCATGATGGCGCGGGTATCGAGTTCCTTGAAGTCTCTACCGCAAGAGATTGTATGGTTTCTTGGACGCGACAGTTAGACGGGGATAGCTTTGGTTACTACTTCCACAAAGACGGTGAGCTTAATAACTGTGGCTGTAACCTAGATGAAGTCGGGGGTTTAGGTGTCGTGGTTATTGGCCCGAATGCCACGGTGACTATTAATGGTGGCGATTACAAAGCACTTCTACCACTCCCGTTCCTCTCGGCCCAAGGCGCTTGCACGGTAGTTTTAAACAACGTCATGGTGAACGATGTTCTTTATAACGAAACTATTGAACTGGACGAGGGAGAAGCTTGGCGCGGGGAAAAGGCTGAAGTTACAGTAGATACATTACAAGTTAAGGCCAACAAGACGCTTGTTTTGCCTTACATGCACATTCCGCAACTTGATAATGCTATTGCTGTTCAAGGTACTGAAAGACCTTTCCAAAGCGTAGTTACTCTACCTAGCGGGGCAAGAGTGTTACCTACTGAAGAAGGCTCACTTCGCTACATGCCTGCAGAAGCATGGCTTCATTTAGACCCAGGTGAAACGGCAATAGATTACTTCCGGTACTCAACGGAAGACCTTATTTATATGCACAAGTTCATTATTAACGCCTCAGATGAAGTAGGCGCTAAGGTTGTGCAGCCAGATGGTTTTAGCGGTTCTGGTTGGTCTAAAAGTGGTGGTAACTATTATGCTGCAGGAACAAGTAACCCATTAAGTGCAAGCTACAACTTTGAAGCCGGTGAAGTTTATCAAATATCACTGAAGCTGGTAGATAAGGTAAGTGGTTCGGTTACACCGAAAATAGGCAGTGCAACAGGCCAGTACAGCCACAGCATTGAAGGCACAGAAGTATGGTTAATACGTGCGCCAGCTAATGCTACACAAGTTCAAATAACGGCTTCGGGGTACAAAGGCAACGTTCAAAATATCTATGTACGTAAGCTATTAAGAACGGAAACTCCTGCAGTACCAACGCTTGAAGGTTCGGTTAATGGTTCAGACGTAGATTTAAGTTGGAAGATTGAACCAGTAGATAGGCTTAAATACCGTTACACCGCTGATGTTCATGTGCAAAATCAAGAAATGGCCGCTAACTCAGCAGATGGGTACAGAGCCTACAGCAGTGACTCATACAAACACTTCTTATTTGAAAACGTGTCTGTTCAAGGTAGACGTAACGGCATTACTCTGAAAGGTGCTGAGTCTCTTGAAGTAGATGGGATGGATTTCACAGGTGGCTACACAGGTTCAAATGAAACATGGCAAACAGCAGTAGTTCCTGAATACAAGAACCCTTATTGTAAGATTTCTCAGCTAGGAAATATCACCGCTGATTTAGGTCTTGAATCCAACTACGGTAACTACAACTCCCAATTTGGTAACTGCGATATTCTCGTTATTAATGCGCCTTACTGGGGCGTAGGTAGTTGGGGTGAAGCGGGGGAAATATACACATGCCATGTCTACAACTTAGACGGTAAAAACGCCACTGATGCAATAACTGATTTAAAGCGCGTCACCGAAATAAACAACAGCACACTTGAAGGTTCTTGCAAGATTGTTCGTACACACCGCAGAGGGGCAGCGCTACTTAATAACAGTGCTTTTATATCTACGTTAGGTACAAGAGAAACGTTCTCGCCTACCCATAGCCCTGCGTACTTTGAAATTTGGAATTGTTACGCAGACGGTCAACGTTGTGTGACCAAACCACAAATGAGCGCTCAGAAAAAAGGTGCAGGGTTTCATTATTCCTCTAACGGTTTGATTGGCGGTCATTCCAATTCAATCGAAATTCTAAAAACCTACCCAACACTGGACGATCTTAATAGGTTCTCTATGACCGACATGGAGTTTGAAGTATCGAGCAATGGTGGTTCTAGCTGGTCTACTTTGGATGTTCCTAATGTTGGATTGCCTGGGGTTGTTGGTTGCTTTAAACGTTCAGTTTCACTTTCTTCAGGCACATACAAGATCAGATGCCGTTGCCTAAACGGTGCGTTAATTGGCGCATGGTCTAACACAATTTCAATTACAGTATAGAGAGATTACTAATGGCTACGGTTAATTTAAATCTAGCACTCCAGAGTGGTAGTCAAATACCACCAGAATTAAGTGTAATAAGTGGGAACTGGACGTTTCAAGGTAATGGGCTTTACATAGCAAATAGTGCATCGGGGCAAATTGAATTGGTTGATGCGACCGCCGACAATGATGTGACTATTTCATTCAGGCATGACGACACTAACGCGACTGGGAAATATTTCTCGTTCGAATTTCGGCGCGTTAATGATGACAACTACATGCGTGTAATTTGGGATCTAGCAACAGGCGTCTATCGAGTAGTAAAACGGGTATCGGGCACGAATACAGTACTTTATGACGGTACGCATAATTCTGGTGCGTCCGCGACATTGCGCGTTGTGACCTCTGGCTCTAGCATTACTGCATACGCTGATGCCGCCGTGGTTTATTCTACGTCAAACGAACCATTTAATCAGACGGTAGGCACTGCGATTGTAAATTTATCGCAGGGTTTTTACGGTATGAGTGCAGTGACATTTGAAAATCAGGCGGGTTCAGTGAACACCAAGCCTGTCGCAGCACTTGGCACAAATACGACTGGTACGGTAGGTAATGAGTTTGTAGTCAACGCTAGTAATTCATCTGATGCAGATAATGACACGTTAACCTATCAATCAACACTGCAAGTGCCAGCTGGTTCTAGCGCTACATTATTAGATGCTAATACCGTTAACCCTAGGTTTACCATGGACGTTGCTGGGGAATATATATTAACGCTGATTGTCAATGATGGTGCCGAGGATAGCGACCCAGCAACTCAGACAATTACAGCGGTAGAGGCTGGCAGTGTGGTTGCCAACGCGGGTACCGATTCCGTTCAATACGTAGGGCAATCGTTCGCGTTATCCGGTGCTGCGTCCACAGGTGGCAGCACATACAGTTGGACAATCGCTCAAGCGCCAGTAGGTTCATCCCCATCAATTACTAATCCGACTCAACAGAATGCCAGTTACACAGCTGATGCAGTCGGCCTCTACGAATTTCAATTAACAGTTGACGGTGCTTCAACCAGCTCAGTGTTTGTACGTGTACGCAATGCTGTTGCAAACAAAACACCCACTACAGCAATTCGAACCAGCGGTGAGTTTGAACTAGGGCGAACAGTAACGTTTATCGGTGAAGGAAAATACAATGCTTAAATATCAATTTACAGACAGGGGAATTGTCGTTGAGCGCCCTGCAAGTCAAGGCTCTAATCGTGGATGCTTTTCACCAACGATTATCCCAACGGCTAATATTACAGGCTGGCAAGCACCGTATGACTGGATTTTGTATTTCTCCACGGACCACGTAAATGGCAGTGGTGGTACGTGGGCGGTGCTGGTTTCAGGTGATCCGACAGATTCTAATAATTGGGTGGATTACGACACGGCTATCGCCAATGGTGATTTTGATTATTTGCCCAGCAAACCCAGTGGTAACCCCGTTTATATCGATACGGTTTCAGCAGGAACGCAGACAGAAACGCCGTGCGCGCGTGTCATTGACGGTGTGGTCTATTTAACAACGCATAATAATAGTGGCCCTAGTTATGACGGTGGTGATATTAGGGAGCAGACAACGGCAATAGCCACATCATCTGACGGTATTAATTTCACCAGACAGGGTTATGTGCTGACGTATGATCCTCGTTTCGGTGCTGGTACCGGACACACGGGCTATTTCGAATGGGATGTTAATGACGGTAAACTCAATTACCCTCACACATACATCGGTTACAGTATTGCAGGTGACTATTCAGCGTTATGGGGCACAGACGTTGTCACCAATCAATGGGAATTGCTACAGGTATGGAAGAAAGACGTTGGTCGCGTAGTTGAAAACGTATCTGGATACACCAACCCAGAGTTAGTGATGACCCTAAGCCCGTCTAGCCTTGTAAAGCAAGACGATGGTTCACTATTGGCGCTAGCGGAAATAAGAGAGCAAGGCGAAGGGGGCGCGCAACTCGTGCCGCGCTTTTCTATTCCTGTGCTAGTTGCCGACGATGGATTTACGCGTTTAAGTTACGCTGGTGAGCCTGCTCAAGGAGGGCCAGACGCAGTTAACCAAGTCGTACTAAGAGATACACTTAAATATCAAGGGCGCAAGTTTAAGGTTTACCGCGCTGTAGGTGCTGGAACATCTACTACTGCGGTTGGCGCTATTGGCCTGATGGAATTTGAATTGGTGGACGGTTCACTTCCACTGCTCGACCCGCCATGCCCTGAACGAGAGGATATTTCGTTTATCGGCGCATCGTCTTTGCCTGCTAATGTAAAACGAATGACTGGACAGGGTTCTATTGCGTTTACTGCAAATGGTTTGGAATTAACATTAGCAGCTGGTGAGCGTGAGGGATTCTATTTGCCGGATGTATCAACCAACATGAAAATGTTGGATGTAACCTGGTTAAATGCGCGACTGACTACGTTTGACTACTGGAAGCCGCACGCAGGTTTTGCCAAAGACTACATCCGTGGTTCAGCGCTGGACGCCCAAGACGTCGTTTACACCAGTTTTGAAAGCTCGAGCGATTTGGATAGACAGTTAACCGTTATTCAAAAAGTAGGTGGTGTGGAGAGTACCACCAGTTACCCGTTTGACCGTATCGGTTATGGCGGCTCGTACACTAACGGCGAATCAGCCCAAGCACCCACAAGCTACGGTTTACGCTGGATGCCAACAGAGGACCGTGTATCACTCTTAAGTAAAGACACCGAACGTGGATTTGTTGATGCTTCCGGCATGTTAAACGGTGAGTACGTGCCGTTCATTGAAATAGAGAATGCCGAGGCTGCTGACCCCATAACCGTCATTATTGAAGGTATTGGTTTTGGTCAAGCGGGTGACA